CTTTGCACGCTGTATCAAATCGTTGGCCTTTTTCTTGTTTGGATCTTCTGGTTCGGTAGTTGTGACTGGAGCTGTTGGTTCTGGTGGTGTAGCGATTGCAGGGATAGCGGCTACAGGTTGGGCAACTGGAGCCTGAGCTGGAGGAGCGGCTATCATTGGGGCCTCCGGGGCCTGAGGAGCCTCTATGACAGTATCTTCTTGTTCTTTGATAGGAAAATAGTTCGAATACAACTTCCTCAACTTCAGTTTCTCTAAAGATAGGTTTTTATGGTACTCACGAGCAATTTTTATATACTCAAAGATGTTTCTGCGTTCATCATCCAGTCTTTTAAATGCCTCTGTGATTAGATCATAGGATCTCTCAGCCACATTCAAAGCATCACGAGCCGCCTCCTGTTGCTTTCCTTTGACATTCTGGAAAATCTTATTAAATAGATTTCCTTCCAATTCTCTTTTCGTAGGCAGCTTTTCCTGCAACCATTGGGTAATTCCAGCCTCAATTACTAATTCGCGCTGGACATTGGATGCTTTCTCACGGATAGGCTCTCTGAAAAGATCCTCTTCCAATTGTCTACGTTCTTCTTCGCTCATACGATCTTTAGCGAAGTCTTCATAAACACGTCTGCCTAAAGCATCTAAATCACCCATCTTTTCAACAAAGACGCCATCTACAGAATTCAAAATAGAAGTTGCATACTGAAATACCAGGAGATATTCATGGTTCTTCATTGCCATTCGGGCTTGATGAAGCCGATCTCCCAGGGATGGCTTCAATTCTAAAACCCTCTTTCGCATATGAGCATCCACACGATCTACTTCTTTAATCAAAGAGCGATACTTTTGGGAAGATAATTGTCGCATCCATTCCATCGGATTGATAGCTCTACCCACCGCTTTTGTCATAGATCTTTGTTGAGCTTCTTTTTCAAAGTTATTCATATACTTCTCCAACTCATAAGAAGCCAAAATATGCGCTGTGGATTATGCCGGTGGCTTTAGGCCTCCGCCACCAATTGGAGCTGGTGGTGGTGCTCCTGGCATTTGCCCCATTGGTGAAGGCCCACCCAATCCACCGCCAAGCCCTCCACCCGGTGCTGCACCAGCTTGCGGCACGACGTACGGACTCTCTCCCGGCACTGGCTCGTCTGAAGCTTCATCAATCTCATCACCTGGTCCAAGAGCCTTCAATTCATGTAGATCGTACTTCGCCAATGCCTGCAACTCTCTTGTACGAATAGCGTCTTGGATATCTTCGTAACGAATTTTCCTCTGTTCTTCTTCGTATTCGAGACCAAGACTTCTGTAGAGAGTTTGTAGAGAAGCTCGTTTTGCAACACCCGCACCTTGTGTAAGATTAACCATTTGATTTATGTAACTATCCATATCAAACAATGACATATGGTTCCAATCAATTTCAGGAACAATTAATGTCTTCTCTCCATCAACATACTCATAAAAATCATTGATTTGAGCGATTGGGGCGAAGATCTTTCTCTTCAACCATCCTGTCATCATTTGACGGAACTGCATATATCTCTGTCGCAAAACGTCCAATGCAACAGAACCAGTGGCGTATGTTGTATCGCTTCCGTCCATAATAACGGAAGGAACCATCAAACCAATATAAATCTCTTTGATGAGTTGAGTAACGTCGGCCGAAGTATCATAGATGCCTTGACCATAACCAACACGCTCTACATTAACAGCATCATGGGTGAAGATTTTGAAATCCTTATCATACTGAGCGGAATTTCCTTGTATGGTTATCTTTCCATTTCGTCTAGTAACAAACAGGCCTGTTGATACTGTAAAGCACCAAATTTTTCCACTGTACTTTTCAATATCAAAAGTGTTATGCCATTGTTTTGTTTGACTATTCCTGCTCTTTTTATACACTAACGGATAATCGCCGTTCCCAGAATTAGACCACTGAACATAATACATCAAACGACGATTATCACGATCATCATATTTTTCCCCTAATAACGACGAATACCCACACTTCAATACCATTTCCTGAACATTATTGGCCAATTCTTTAGAGGAAGTCCAATAAGTTTTTCTCCATCCATTAGTATTTGAATTACACGATCCATCACCAACCAACATAGCTTCGAGTAATATATTTAATTTCTCTGGCGGTAAGTTTCGAATCCATTCAGGAATTTTCTTCTCCCAAGAATATGTGCTGCCATTTACCCCAATCTGACTAACAAAATGATCATAGATTGCCTTCCCTGACAATACACCATTCCAAATACCATTACTGCGAGTATGAGACCCAAATCCAATATCTAACTGATTTGAAATCTTAGATATGCTCGCATGCATTTTTTCTATATATTTTTTCTGACAAATACTAACGGTATTTTGAGAATCTTCATTAGTATAACAACACCCCTCGCTAAGCACATATCCCATAAATTCAAGATATGTATCTATATCAATATCGTGCCCATTTATCTCAACTGAATCAACAGATGTACCTTCCCACCCTACAACTGAACGAAATTTGTTATAATCGTTCATATTCAAATCTTTAGCCTTCTTTTTATGATAAGCTTCCCAAGAAAATCTCTTGGGATTATATTGATATTCTTTTTCAGATACCCACATATCATGGTCCGGAGTCACCCGAATATCAATTTTATCGTTGTGAAAATGATACATCTCGCCGGTATAATTATTAACATATGATTTTTCTGGAACGTTAAACTCTAAATTTTCTGTATCTGGATTGAAACATCCTATTTTAATTCCATCTTTTGGCTTAGAGGTTATTCTTCCATTCTCATCAATATAATCTATTACGTCCTTAAAGTATTTGAAACCTTGATCGGTTAAAACTTCAGTTTCATCATCATAACACTCAAATACGTGTCTCCAGTTCTCAAGATCAACTGGGCTTGGGCGGAATTCTTGATTTCCAATCTTTACCAAAGTCAAAGGATTGACCATGTTATCCGCTTGTGCATACTTCGATTCACGAAGTTTATCCCACAACATAAGTGCCCGGAAACATGAAACAATCAGGCCGGTTCCTCGAATTTCGTACGGAGAAATTCTGCGAGCCATATGATGAACGTAGAAATTGTTAAGTGGGATATGCTCATTCTTTCGAACGTGCTCGATAATAGATGGATCAAGCTGCTTGCGCTGTTGCAGATCGGATGGTTGATTACCAAAAACTACTCGGCGAAGATTCTCATCTGGACGCAAGCTAATGATTGGCTCAGCTGCAATAACACTACGCTGTACATTAACATAATCAGGGTTGAGAATCATCAAGCGACTCCAACTTCCCTTACTCTCATCAAGCTCGCCATAAATAAACGCCTCGCCAAGAATCCAATATTCCTGTGCAGCCAGTACGGCGATATTCATCAAATCGATTTCATCGGACATTTGTGAGAAAAACTTCTCTACCTTTGGATTCTTGGATTTGATATTCAGCTTAGCAATTGGATAGGTTGAATGGAGCGTGATTGCATTATGAACAATTGGGTTTAGTGCAAAAAAGCTGCGGCTCCAAGCATTAATGGTTGGACGGTCTCTTGGTAGATTTAGGTTGGAATTCAGCCACAATGGAGAATAAACTTCTGGAGCTTGACGCACCGAATCGTTCGATCCTCGCCAGCCACCACCAGAGGAAGCAACGTTACCAACGCCGCTAGCCATCTTGTACATACTTTTGCCATTGTGAGTGACTACACCAAGGTTGGTTTGTACTTGGCGAATCTCATCTCGATTATTTCGAGAGCCAGAGAAACCAGAACCTTGTTCTCGGAATTCTCCAGCTTCCAACTGCATTTCCATTATGTCTCGGCGCTCATCACTTACGCTCCGAGCCATCCGATTAGAAATTTCCGGGATACTGGAAAGGGCCATATTTTTGGCCATTAAATTTTCAGTACGTGAAGCTATCTTACGATTCCGTTCAATAAGCTCCGCTGCTCGTGTTTTGCCACCATTAATTTCAACCATTGCTATCCTCTATATCACTTCAACGGCCAACACTTATCCACGGCCTCCAAACATCCTAGGAATATACCCCACAACCGCCTGAATTGGACGAGCATCTGTAGCTAGCTCATATTTCATATGTTGAGGATTAGCAATCGTGAAACCTTGAGTTACATCAAATTTCCATGCCAGATAAGCATTTAGTAACGCCATCAAGCCATCGTTTGCTCCAGACCCCTTTACATATTTTTTCAAAGGCTCTCCAGATTTGTCCCGAGTAACCTTAATTTCCATGCTCGCACAATGCTCAATCAACCATTCAATGCGATCCAAACTTCCACCAGGAAACTTGATTCTTCCTTCTTTTAGCAGGCCGAGTAATTCGGAAATGTAATAATCCTTCTCAAATACAATTGTCTTTGGCCATTCATCATTGGAATATTTGATATGTCCATTTACTTTATGGCAAGAACGAGATGCTAAAAACTTCTCATCATAAACTCTTTGCAGCTTGTGCGTTAAATCATAAGCATCACCAATATCACCCACCGATAATGTCATGCTGTATCGTCGGAACATTTCCTCTACAGTACTTGCTTTGTGTTCCGGATCAGGTCTTGATAACCTTGTCGCAAACTCAACGTTGAATATACTTCCAGTAACTGTAAGGATAACTGCACAG